CACCTAGTTCTTCCAATCCTCTACCTGTTGCGAAACTAAGTGGTGATTGTGAATCATCAGATACAGGATAAGAACCACCAACACGAAGTTGTCGTTCTATTCTGTCTATCTGTTGAAATATCTGATAAGGAACATTAGATGCTGGTTTAGAAACTTGTGTACCAGGAGCTAGATAATTAACTGCAAATCTACCTTTTCTGTATTGTCCAGATTCTATCTCTCCTGATATGTTAGTTTCAGTAAATACTGCATCTTCCATAGCTATTATTGACATCACATTAATCTTTGCCATAGAAGCCATAAGTCCTATGATTTGGTCATACTGTCCTTGTAATCTGTCAAATGCAAATTTCTTTGCAACAACAAACGCAGGACCACTATCTAGTGGATTTGGTATGAAGTCAAGAATAGTTGCAGAGGTCATATGGAAAATATAAGTTCCTTCTTCGTTGTAATACTCTGCTATTAAGTCGCCTTCTCCATTTGAGTTTGCCCAACTACCATTGTAAGAATCTGTGTAAGCAGAAGCATACGCATTACCAATACCTAATGTGTTAGTTGCATACGCATCTTTTGACATAATTTTTTCTGCAAACTTAGGATAAACTTTTGCAAGTGATTCTTTAGGTACTCTACGAATAATAGCCATTTCTTTTGGTTGTTGGTCTGCACCAAAGTAACCAGGAAAACAGTTGTATGGGTCACGAAGTTCTGCACAAGGATAAGGTGTTCCGTTAGCATCTTTCTTTTCTCTAATTACCCATACAGCAAAACCATAACCAGGTAGCCATCTACCTACTTGTGGCATTTGTAAATCTAATTTCTGTACCTCATCATAAGCATTTACTATTCTGCCTATCTTTTCTGCTTTCTGTCTTGCTCTATCAGAATCTTTACCATTAGGTACATCTACTTTTAAGTTAGGAATACGACCTATTTTCTGTGATAAGTGTTCTAATCCTGACATCATCAAGTTAGGTACAGGTATTTGAAAGTCTTGAAAACCTTTTAGTTGATCGCCCAATAAAGCCATAATACCATCAGGTCCACCATTCATAATTGCACGAATACGACCTCTAGTAGAATACGCACTCTGATTATCAAAGTGTAACTGTGTAATCTGATATTGTAATTCTTCTGGTTTCATTTTATCCCCAAGGGCTTTCGTTCATATCGCTTATATTCCATTCTCCAAAACTTGGCTTATAATCTAATCCTACCTCAGCTAATCTTTCTTTTTGCAATCTTCTTATAACTCTCATTGGAAACCAAGAAGCCATAACAACATCACTCTTATTATTTCTTCCAGATTGCTTACTAGCACCTGTAGAAAAATAAATTAATTGCCTACGATATATATTACTCTTAGTTTCACTTTCTGCACTACCATAAGGCAAACTTATTAGTTCCTCTTTAAATAATTCTCTCATACTTCCTACACCAAAGATAGGATCAAACTTGTTTTTCTGTGTCTGATGTCCTTCTAAGTAAATACCCATTCTTGCACAGTACTCTTTTAAATCTTTGTCTTGTCGTATTGCTCTCTGAAATCCATTCTCCTCTATAACCCAATGTGCAAGTCCATACTTCTCATACCATTTCTTTATAGTTTCTTTAGCCTGTATAATTCCACCACCCTTTTCGTTTTCAATATCTACCATATACATTTTTCCTGTATCAGTATTTACTGCCCATAAGAAACAAGCCTGAAAACCTGTAGAAGCAGGGTCAAGTCCTGCAATCAATCTTGTATTAGCTGGTAAGTGTCCTATAGTTCTATTTACATCTCTGCACATATCTACTTCCTCAACATCAAACATTGTTATTCCATCAACAAATGCTTTGTTAAGATACACCATTTCAAAGATAGCTTTACCACCTGTAGTTTCAGCAGCTTGTAAACGAGATAACAACCACTTGTAAGTACGCTTGGTTTTCCATAACATACAATCTGTATGTATAGTTACATCATTTTCTGGAAGTACACACTCTGTGCTATGTGCTTCCTCTACTATCTTTTCCATTTGTGGGTTTTCTAAAAGAAAGTTATATAAATCTTCAGGGTGCTGTCTTGAACCTATAACAACAATAGCTGTATGTTCCTCTTTACGAGATGACAAAGTAGTTGTCCACCATTGTCTAGTTTGTTCTCTAGCACTAGGTTGTATTGTTGTGCCGTGGTCCTCAATGTCATCTGCAATAATTAAGTCACAATCACGAGATAGTATCTTTCCACCTTTACCTACAGCAACCATAGTAGGTGATTTAATACCAGTTACAGTTCTGTTAGCTACAGTAAACTGTCCTGATGTCCAAGATTTACCTGACCTGCTTTTTGGTTTAAATGTTTTACCAGGTCCACAAAAATCCTCTATAAGTTTTTCGTTATGTTCTAAGTGATCTACTACAGCACCTACAGCATTCTTTGCAATCTCCTCGTTACCACCAACCCACATAATTCTTACATTTGTATTTTTACATATCTGCCATATAGCAAAGTGTGTAAGTAAGTCTGTTTTTCCGTGTCGTGGTGGTGATAGAATCATTTGTTCTCCACCTTCATCTATAGCTTTAAGTATTGCTTTAATCCATCTCTGATGAAAGTCTGCTGTTTCGTATGGATCGCCTGTTTCTGTCTGAAAGTATCTATCTCTAAAATCCTCAAACTTACCTAATGACTTAATAGCTTCATCAGGTGTGGACCATTCTTTTTGTAATTCTAAATTTTCTTTATCTACTAAGTATGCTTCGTGCATCTTAGTTACAACTGATTTGTTTACTCCGTATATATCAGCTACAGCAGTCTTAGCAATTAAGTCTTGTTCTACTTCTGCTGCAAAGTTTTCTATATAGTCCTGATAATACTCTCCACGAGTAACAGTCATCTGTGTTGTAAATTCTTTTTTCTTTTTATCTTTAGATCGTTTATGTTGTGCTTTACGACTGCATTGAACAGTACAATATTTTTTATTGTTATGTTTAGCTGTAAACTTTTTCTCACAGCCAGGATTGGCACAAACTTTTCGTTCAGCCATTATTTTTTAAATCTTTTTTTATAAGATTCCATTTGTTGTTCTGTAAATATAATTCCATTAGTAGATTGATATTTATTATTTTTAATTTTTTTAAATTGCATTATTTTTTCTTTGGAAGTCTTTTAATCTTTCCATTTTCTGTTCTAGCAAACCTGTGTGTTTTGGTTTCTCTACTAGGAATAAGAGTTCCATAATATCTTTTGCCACCATACATCCAACTTACCTTTGCCATAATACTCTCCTTACCAAGCTCTACACGACCAATATCGTGCAGATGTTTTATCCTTAGCTGTGCTGCATTTGTGTCTAGCACGAAACGAAGCACGAGCTTTAGGATTGTTTTTCCTAATCTTCATATTAGGGTCGCCAAACATAATTTTCTTGACTTTCCCATTTTTCATTACAAAGACTTTAGACTTCTTACGACCATAGCCAGGCTCACCCTTACGAATAGGGCTAGGTGAATTTAACTTCACTTTCATTCCTCGCCATTCAGCCATTATCTACCTGCTATTAATTTTCTAGACCTTCCGATTCTTTTGCGAAATGCATCTAGTTGTTCTTGTTCTTTTTTAGAATATTTATCAAAAGTTGTTATATTACCAAATGTAATTTTTTTAATTTTTTTACCATCTTGTACATAAACTTTGTATGTTTTTTTTCCATACTCTGATTCATTTTTAGCAATTCTAGTAACTTTATTTAAATTAACTGTTTTACCTTGGTACTTAACCATTATCTTCTCTTTTTTCTACCTTTGTTTTTTTTCATACCTTTTTTATATGAATATCCTTTACCAGGCATTTTCTTTCTCCTAACTATACTATATATTGTATGAGTGATTATATAAAAGGAAATAAATATCCTAATTACAAACCCTCTACTTCTTATAGTAGTGGAAGAATTTGTTTGGAGGAAACTTGCGATACAGTTATATCAAAATATAACAAGTATAGATATTGTAATAATCATAAAACAAAAACATATCCTAGAATCAAAGGCAGACAAAAGCCTGAAGGTTTACAAGACCCTATTCATTAACAAATATCAATATCATTAACAATAAGCCAACCTTGTTCTGAATTGTCAATAAATTTTCCTTTAAACTGTAAATATTCAGAATCTAAAATATTTTTATATTTTCTTGCTTGATAAGAACTTATAAGTACTTCTGTCATATCATCATATGTATATATTGTAAATAATTTATATCCATAAAAATTAATTAACTCATCCCAGACAATATTGGTATCACAAAATTTTCCTGCAACAGTACATTTTGTTATTTTATTTTCTTCTTGTGTCTGTAATTCTGAAACACTATGTGAAGAATGTTGATGTAAATAATGTCTTATCTCATCTGATAAATTGTTTTCGTATATTTCAATTTCCAATGTGAGTCCTCTCTATATTTTTACCCTGCTGCAATATCATTTTTGCTAAAGAGTTATAGCACATATCATACATAGCTGTAGTTTTGTGTCCATCCTCTACCATTTCAAATTCTATCTGTATTCCATTCTCATTAGCCTTTATATAATAATTATTGGAATGACCTTCGTGTGGTTCAAATCCTACT